ATCCACCCTTCTTGCTTTTATCAGAGCTTCTTAAACTAAATTTAACCATTTTTTCTAGTGTTAATTATTATTGGTGCTTGTTTCTTAACTTTTAAATTATGCTTCTTCATAAGTAGATCTACAATACATTTAGAACAAGCTTTAATATGTTGCTCTAATTTATTCATCATTGGTTTTTGGCAAAATAAACATTTACTCATTTTTAACTTCCTTTAATTCTATTTTTTCTTGTTCATCAACTATATCGTATATTGGTAAAGGTGTATTGCTATCGGATTCAATAATTTCGTTTCTTTGTCCTAGCATTTGTTTACCTAACCAAATCAGCATCACTACATTACCCTTTTCAACTGCCATTTGCCATTGTTTCCTTCTTAATGAAATATTACCTTCTGCTCTCCCTTTGTCTATTTCATTGGAAAAATTGTCTCTTAAAGTATCAATATGGCAACCAAAGAATGAAGCCATCTCTAGCATAGTACAATGCAACCTAGCTAATCTTGTTACTTGTTCTGGGTCAATATCAAGCTTTGGTCTGCCTACCTTTTTCTCCTTAGATTGAATTGTATGTTTTTCCTGATTGCTCATGTATTGCTTCTTTTCCAGTAAATTGTTGCCACCTTTTAATTATTACATCACAGTATTTTGGGTCTAATTCTATTCCGTAGCAGAATCTTTGTAATTTTTCACAAGCCATTAATGTTGTCCCACTTCCTAAAAATGGATCTAATATTATATCTTCTTGTTTAGAACTGTTTTTAATTAAGTATTCAATTAATCCAACTGGTTTCATTGTGGGGTGCAATTTAGATTTTGTGGGTCTGTCAAATTTAATGATAGTTGTTTGTTTTCTGTCTGAATACCAAGAATGACTTGCACCTTTTTTCCAACCATACAAGCAGGGTTCGTGTTGCCATTGATAATCTTGTCTACCTATAACCAATGAATTTTTTTGCCATATCAAGTTTTGTTTCATTTCTAAATCAGTATTTTTAATTGACTGTCTAAATTCTAATCCGAACCAATCACTGTGAAATATGTAAAATGAACAACCTAATTTAAGATTTATTGCACAATTATTAAAGGCATCAGTTAAAAACTGTAAAAAATCATTATCACTTTTAGAGTCATTTAATATTGTTAACTTATCTTTAGTTCCACCTTCATAATCAACATTATATGGAGGGTCAGTCATTAATAAATCGGCTTTATTTTCACCAAATAATTTTTCATAACTATTTAATAATGTACTGTCTCCACATATTAATTTATGATTTCCTAATTTCCAAATATCTCCTAATTTAGTTATTGACTGCTCAGAAGTTTCAGGTACGTCATCTTCATCAGTTAAACCTTGATTTTCTTTAAATAATAAATCTTTTATAAAGTCATCATTAAATCCTAATATATCTATATTGAAATCTTCATCTTTTAAACCTTCAATCTCTACTGATAACTTTTCTAAGTCCCAACCTGCGTTGAGTGCTAATTGGTTATCAGCTATTATTAAAGCTTTAATTTGTGTCTTGGTTAATCCCTGAACTATAATGCAAGGCACTTCTTCGTGTCCTAATCTTTTAACTGCTAGTAATCTACCATGTCCAGCTATGATTGAATTGTCAGGTGCTAGAAGTATTGGGTTTGTAAAGCCAAATTCTTTAATGCTTGAAATAAGTTGTGTAATTTGTTCTTCGCTATGAGTCCTACTGTTATTTATGTAGGGAATAAGATCAGATACCTTCTTTTTAATAAGTTCCATATTAACCGAAATGTTCGTTAAATGTTCTATTATTCTTTTTTAAGAGATTTGTAAAGGAAGTCTAATAATTCTTGGTTTTGATAAAGGATATGGCACATTCCGTTTGCTAATGAATTGCAAGATATTTCTTCTGCTTTAGCACTTAAATCTATTTTATATTCGTCATGTAGTAAGTGGAATAGTTCGTGCAACAAAGTATTACTCATCTCAATAGGGTCTAATGATTTGTCTAAAGTCATTAGGTTTTTACTATATTCAAATTGTCCAAATATATTTTTCTTAGAAGCCAACTCGTGGTCAATGAGGTTTAACTTAATAAGTCTGCTTCCAAAGACTATCTCGTTAGGTAGGTTCATTTTCTTTTAAGCTTCTTTGCTATGTATAGGTTTTTAACAAAGCTGTTTTTCTTGCCAAATTTTTGACCTGCTGAACGTCTTGCAGTTTTGTAAGCTTTTGTTTTAGTATTAAATGGTTTTGGTTTGCCGAGTCTTGCTGGTCTTGGTTTGTCGTAAATAGCTTTTTTCATTTCTTTTTTCTTTTAGGCATCTTTAATGGTTTAGGTTTGTAAACTCTATAAGTGCCTTTTGCTTTACGATTGGTATATAAAACTGCTGTGCTTGTAGAAGTGGTTTCGTTAGCCATTATATTTTATCCTTTATTTTGTTAATCATTCTAACTATCTCTATTCGGTATGTTTGTGAAGTAGAATAGTTGCCCAATGTTTCTGCCAATTTAATAGGGTCTTTTGTTTTATATCTAAGATTTCTAAATTCAGAATAGTGATGATTGTTGTTTAATATTTTAATGTAATCTTTAGTTGATGCACATTTTGAATGATATGTTTTAATTCTCCAGTTAATAGATGCGTCTTGTTTTAATGGAAGTATTCCGTTCTTAGACCAAACTCTAACTCCAAACAAAGCATTACCTTCCTTAGCAAACCTACTTGTTCCATAATCAGATTCTACAATAGCTTGTGCTATAATTAGTAATGTTGGTATTTGTTCCTGCTTGTTTAAATCAATGTTAATGTAAGCTATACATTTTTTCATTGATTCTATGAATTTGTCGCTGGAACTTGTGTCTATCTTGGGTTCGTAGAATGAACCTATTGCTTTGATATGCTTTATTGTTTCTTGCCTAATTTTCTCCTTGACGAGTTGATTAGGAAAAAATGTTCCTACAAAAAATACAGAAAATAGGAATAGAACTATAATTACATAGTCATAGACTTTCCCACTTAATAATTTGATATTCATTATTTTTAAGGTTGTGATAACCTTCCAGCTTTACAGCTTATCTAATTGGATTATTCTTCGTCAGAATCTTCTAAATCTTCGTCTAGATCTTCGTCAGTATCATCATACGTCTCATCTGATTCCATTTCTTCAAGATGATCTTCTAACATATCACGCAAAGAATCAAATTCTGCATTGATCTTATCTTGTGCCTTTTCAAGTTTAGCTATTATCTTTTCTATTTTCATAACTTCTCCTGCTGGTTAATAAAGCCCAAATAGAGATATTTTATAGACTTGTAAATATATAATTTTTAAAGAATTAAATAGATAAGCAAATCAAGAGTTTAATTTGTGCAGAACCCATTTTTCATAGTCTTCTGAGTCAAGCTTTTCACGCATGATTTCAAACTCGTTCTTTTCTTTTGGTTTTTCAATGATCTTAGTTTTTAAGTCTTGCAAGGTAGGAATAGTAATTTTCTTAGGTTTAACAATCATATTGCTAAGACTCTTATCATTTTTATTTATACTATATAGTATATTTGTGTATGTATTGTTCTGTTTGCCAGTTTCGTTGCCAACTAGCTTAACTTCGCTAGGGTCATTGTCCTGAAATTTGTTATAGTTTACAATAGTATATACAGATAATTGCCTATGCAAAGTATGTGCCAAAGTGTTTGCCACCTCTAGGTTCTTTAAAATTGTTCTAACATTCTTAATTGATAGATTAAATCTTTTGGCTAAATCTTTAACAGTAACAGCTAATTGACCACGTTTTAAAGTTATTCTTTTATTTCTGTATTTTACTATTGTGGGTTTATGACTTGCGTGAACAACCATATAAATAAATATAACAATATGATTATTGTCTTTTAAGTCTTTGTTATCAAATATCTGACGATAAATACTTACCCAACCATCATTCATTTTAAATCTTCCTTAACAAGTTCTATAACTTTATTAGTAAAGCTTTTTAAACCATTCTTCTGACAATCCTGCACAGAAGCATAAGCTGAGAACCAACTCTTTTTATAATGCTTACCTATTTCGTTGTATGATTTTTTTGAGATTGCTCTTATAACTGCCAAACAGATTTTGTTATGTGGTACTTTAAAAAAATCTATATCTTTATAAAGTTTACTGTTGCAAAGAATCTTTTGGCACGATTCTGAAATAGTTTGTATTTCCATTAAAATATCCTTCTTCCTTTAGTGTGTTTACTTTTCTGCACTCACTTAGAGTACAAAGCTTAATAGATATTAATATAGGATTTATATTATACTTCAACCAAAATTTTATCTCATTCATTCTATGTTGTTCTAAATGATGATCGCAACATAAGGGTAGGCAATAAGCATCATTCTTTAATCCTAATCCTACGTTGCCTTTGGGCAAATTTCTTATGTGTGCTACTTGGACTTCAGGGTTCTTACAAATGATACAAGGGAAGTTTGATGCAATCCAACGTCTATGCTTCTCAGATTTTATAATCTTTGCCTTCGGTATCTGCACTATTTTTTTCTTGGTTTTCTTCTGCGAGACTGGCTTAAAGCAATAGCTATTGATTGTTTTCTACCTTTGCCTTCTTTTAACAGCATAGATATATTCTTACCTATATTTTTTTTACCATATTTTAAAGGCATAAATGATTCGTTTTATTAACGTGGGCAAAAAAGGGAAGGCACTTTTCTACCCACAATTACAATTACATTAGATAGAACAAAATGGCAACACTTTAAGTCATTGATTTTTATATATTTTATTTATATTAAATGATGCCTTTAAGCTTTATATATTTTGCATATATTATACAAATATACCGACTCAGTTGTTTATCGCAATTTACAACTGGGTCGCTAACAAAAATATAAAGGGAAAATATGCTTAATGAAAAAATAAAAGACTTAATAAATTGGTTAAATTCAAATTTTGCTGAAGGTGCTATTAAAAAAAAATTTGAGATTATAAACGGAAGAAAATACATTAAAGTTATTGCCTCAGAAGAATCAGGAAGCAAAAGTGTTTATTGCTTTATTGATGCTGGTGGTAATATTTTAAAACCAAACTCTTGGAGAACACCACACAAAACTCCCAGAGGTTCTGTTTTTAACAACAAAAATTGGAATGAAGTTTGTTTTAGATATGGAGTTAAATATATTAATGGATTTGGAAACTTATAATAATATGAAAAAACAATTAGCAAAATTACTAAAAGCTTATCACAAGAAATGGGATTGCTTTGGTAATAAAAGAAGGAAGAAGTAATGGCAAGAAGTGATGTAGGTGTAATTTGTAGCATGAGTTATTTTGAGATGAAAATGTTAGTCGCTTGTCTCTCAAAAATTTTGCTAGAAAATGAAGTTAGAGGAGATCATACTAAGAAACGTATTACTACTCTAATAAGTAAACTTAACAATATGATAACAAAACAATGCTAGAACTTATAAATGATTTAGGTTTTGCCTATTTCTGTTTTGCAGTATTTGTAGCATATTTAATATGGGAGAATAATAAATGACAAAAGAAAAATTAGACATCAATCATTGTAATTTTTGTCATGAAAACTGTTCAACTATAATGCTAAAATATAGTGATACAAAATATTGGCTTTGTGATGATTGCTATAATGAACATTTAAAAAATGATAAAAAAAAGGAAAATGAATAATGTCAAGAGAAACTAAAGACGGAATAGGATTTGCTATCACAGCTATACTGCTGGGTGCAAGTATAATATTAATACATTTTGCAATTAATTAGCTATGATTATAAAGGTTGATCGTGATATTCTGATGGGTTGTTACGAGGTTTTAAACAAATATTTTATCGTACAAGAGTTTACTTCTGTGCATAAAATAACTACAAAAGAAAAAAAACTTTATAATGCAGTAGCAAAATTACTTGAAGAAAAAGAATGAACGAAGAAAAAAATAAATTAAGCAAAGCTTTAGGTGATTCAATTATGAGAGTAAAAATGCAAGAAGCTTTACAGAAGTATAAAGAACGATTAGAAAAACAACAACTGGAGAAGGCAAATGAGAAAACTAAAAAGCAATAAATATTACGCATCAGTAATATTAAAAGATTTAATTGATAATGCGAGATGGGAGACCCTAATAGAATATATTTTATTAGCTTGGAAGAACTCTCCAACTCAATTAAAGAAACGTGAGATACTTAATGCAATAACTATTGAGTATTTAGAAAACAATAACAAAGGGAAAAAAAATGAAAAAAATAATATTGTTAAGTTTAGTTCTAAGCTTAACTAGCTGTGCTACATACACACCAATAGTAGATTCTGTTGGGCGAAGTGGCACGTTCAATGAAATTAAGGCAGATCGTATCACAGATGATATAATCTTATGCACTTCTTTAGCAGACAAACACATTACAACAAGTATGGAAATACAAAATTTTGTTATTCTAAATATTTTGCGACCTGCTAGTTTGGGAGTTGTTTCTGTGCCAGAAGATACTAAAAAAAACTATATAAGAAAATGCCTTCACAATAGGGGGCATAGCTTAATAAATTAAAAAATATGATAACTGTAAAACAAGAAATAGAACGACTAGTGTTAGAATCTGAAAAGAACCCACATATTGTTCAAACTTATATGGAATACTATTATGCTCTTTTAGATCACAGCGATTTAACTTTAGATGAGTTCTTTAAGTTATATCCACAATATGATGTTGAAAAGACAGACTCATTATATTGGAAACAATTT